TGTCTTACCCAGTTTAGCAAAGAAATACTTGTCTCTACGTTTAAAGAAAGATTGAGGATTCACTCGAGTCTTATAACGGTACTTTACAGCATCATACCCATCTGTTTCAAAATGTAGCTTTAATGCGTTATAAAGTTTATAAGACTCGAATGGATCCATTTTACTTAAGGCAAGACTCATATAGTGCTTCTAGGTCTTCCATTTCTGCAGTAGCTTGAGCAAGAGTTTGTTTATGATATACTCGAGCCAGCTTATTTAGATACTTCTTATCAATATCAACTTTATCATTTAGCTCTTCAATTGCTTCTTTGATAAAAGCTTTTTCACCTTCGATACGAACCATTGAATTAGAAATTTCAGTCATTGCATCTTTAATGGTCTTACGATCTGCGGGTGATGATGGAATAATAATACTCATTGTTGTTTCCTTTGTTGTTTAATTAAATAGTTTTGGTACATACTCTGTTTCTAAGATCACTTGAACTAAACCGATGATCTCGTTTATTAAAGTACAAATCAATATCACGCTTACGACATATATCCTTACCGGTAAAATCTTTATCACGATACTCTTCACCTAATACACGAACATTGATAGCATACATTGATAATATATCTTCAAGGTCTTGCTCTGTTCCGTATGGAATAATCTCGTCTACATAACCGACTGCTTTGAGTTGTGTATAGCGTTCAATAATGGTTTGTACAGGTTGATTCTTTTCTTTTCTATCAAGACTAGGATCTACTTGTAATCCTACCAATAAGTAATCACAATGGTTTTTAGCTTCACGTAACATTTGTACATGACCAGCATGCAATAGATCAAATGTACTACAAGTAAATCCTACTTTCATAATGGTAATTTATTTCCTGTTTCAGTTTTAATTAATCTTAATTCAGCTGCTTCTACTTCAAGCTTTTGTTTAATGGAGTCTGATAGTAACCTCTTTACATTTGCATAGTCCATCATTCTTTCTTCAGCTAAGTCTGTAATAGCATCAATATAACTTAGCCGTTTAGTTATAACAATTGATTCAACTGCAGCAGAGAATCGCTTCTTTGTCATGATTTTATAATCTTCTAATTCACTCAATTCATAACCCTCAGTAATATACAATCCTTGTTGATTCGACCAGCTGGTACACTGACCTTCGTAGTAAGACCCTTAAACACATTATCAATCTGCTTCTGTGTCTTCTTAAGAATCTGCGGTAGTATATCATCAGGCTTTCGAAGGCCACATGATCTACTTAATGTAGTATCAAAGTTTTTAAGAGTTGAACCTGATACTGTAAACCCTGCAGAGTTATCTGTAACGAACTCTGTAAGCTTCTTTTGCTTAACGTTATAGACATAAAGAACCTTTGCGCCTGGTATCTGAAGAGGACTGATTGACGCTAGCTTATTTGCATTATCATCTTTAAGATAATTAAGCTTAGCCACTTGTTTATCTGAAGACTTAGGCTTTACAGCACGTGTCTTACGTACAGCCTTATTTGCCATTTGAGTTTTTTCGATATCAGATAAAACTGTTTCGAGCTGTTTGATAGCTTTCTTTAATTGTGGTCTTGTCCAATGCGAATAACCTTCAACAGCCTGTTCACAGTCTTTATTGTATGCATCATTTAATTCATCATACAATGGCTTTACCTGATCAGCAAACATTTTAACACCAGGACCTTTAATACCATGTCGCTTAATCGCATTGAATGCATCAAATGTAGAAGAGAAATTATCATCAAGCCAAGGTTCAATAACAGTTTCATCAAACTCAGCATAGAGTGTTTCCATCATTTTAGTGCGCATACGATCTTGAATCGATATAACCACCTTAGGTTCAGCTGCATCTTCTACAACTTCTTCTGCAATTTGTTTACCGATATCAATAAGAGCTTTAATAGAGTTTTCAATAAGAGTACGTTCATCAGAATGATAATTAAAACCAGTAAAGTGAATAGCAGTTAGCTTAGAGACTGGTAGGAACTTATCATCTTTAACTTTCTTTAGATTACGTAGATCATCTTTTGAAACTTTTAGATATTCAGTTGCATAACTAATAGCATAAGCTTTAAAGTCTTTACCACTGCACTTGTAATTAAACCAGTTTGCAGCTTTACTCCATGCATGCCAATACCCATTGTAATCTTTATCTAGATCGGGGGTGGTGGTTGCATCAAAGACTGGCATTGGACCAAGGTATTGACCTTCAATTGATGTTCGATTCTTTCTGCCTTTGGCGCGTTGCTTATCTAATTGTACTGACATATCTGTCTCCTATATAATAACTATATTATATCACACTTTTAAAGTAATGTAAACAATTATTTTCCAATATGTTTGATATCACTCTTTGGAACTACTTGATACGCACCTTTGTTAAAAGCAATCGATACAGTATATTGAGATGAGATTTCTTTCTTATAAGAATCATCTTGTACTATTTGCCGCGGTGGCGTAAGAGGAGCAGACTTATATTCTTGTCTGTCCTGGCTTGGATGTGGCGACTTTACTTCTAATGGTTCAAACTTTGGTTTATACTTTTTAGTAGTATTAAGCGCCTTTGATTTACGTTTACGACCATGCATGTCATAACGTAATGAATTAGTATACATCATATTATTCGTCCTGCATTGATTGATATGATTCGTATATCGAAGATCCTTTAATGTAATCGTTTACTTCCTTGTCATTGTAATACATGCTTTCTTCGCTAAACGCATCAAGATTCTTTGGTGCATGTTGACCAGCTTTTTTAACAGCTTTAGTGAGAGCTCGTGTTTCTTGAAGTGCTTTACGTTCTGCTACCTTTTGTTTCTTTACAACATTTTTGTGAGCTTTTTTGATCATACGTAAACGTTGAGCTTGAGTAAGAGGTTTTGTCATAATGTAATCCTTGTATAATATAATGTGTATTATAACACAGTTTTAAAGTAATGTAAACAGTTTTTTACAATTATTTTATATTGGTATATAATGATTTATCATTTCATTTCCAGACATTTTTGAAAGAGGAATAATATCAAACGCAATTGTCACACGTGGGTGCGATGATTGCCATTCAGAAGATTTGTGTTTATCATTTTCACTTTTACCTAACACTAATAAATTATTAACGCTATTAATTTTTATTACATCTTTTGTACATGGTATTTTATAAAGAGTATGAGAACTCTCAGTTTCAACGTCTGCACAATAGAAACCATGCCATGCTTTAAACTGTGCATCCCAATGCCCATGCCAGTCAATATATTCACCTGATTCATATACGTTTAGCCAAGCTTGCATATAGTGTGGTTCAGTTGGTTTAGCAACCTCATAAAACATATTTTTTATAGAATTATATAAATTATAATATGCTTGATAAGGATACAAAAATATATTGTACATATCATAAACTTTTGTAGTTTTAGCTGCAGCACCGGCATAAGCATGATTATCAGTATCATTATAAAAGTTTTTCATAATAATATTATGCATACTAACATTTGCGTTATGCATATCATCTAGATTTAAATCTAGTTGTTTAGTATACAAATAATTATGGCAATTAGTCATTATCTTCTTCAATAGTGATTTTATAAGTGTTTCCGTTTTCGTCCATAACTTTAATGGTACGCTTTAGTGATACAAGGAAACCTTCTTCAGGGTCCAAGTCCATGTGAGGACCGCTTACATCGTGGATAATTACATCATCAACCGATGATTCAACAAGTGCATTCTTAATGCGATCTGATATAAAGTCATTGTATACTGGGTTCATAATATATTCTCTTTCCAAATTAATTTAATTAGTTTTGCTTCAAGTTTGTAAGCTTCTTTTTCCCACGGAAGATCTACATACTTTGTATTTTCTGAAACGGTTTTTGTTTTCCAACGCATACCGTATGCACTCATTTCATTCCTTGCAAATTGTTTTACATGTACCATTTCATGAATAATAGTTGAAACAAAATCTTTTAGTGAAACGTTTTTATTTACATCGATAATAAAGCTTCGGTTGCTTTCGATAATATTGCAGTAACCATACTCATCTTTTTTCATTTTACGTAGTACAACATCAATACTCAAAGAAGACATTCTATTAAGACCAAGCTTTTTAATAGACCATGCTACTGTTTTTTCTGCCAGAGCTCTTTTGTCTTTGGTAGAACCTTTAACATGAATAAGCATAATGTCTCCTTTGATTAATTTATATGGCTATTATACTACATATAGACAAGCTTGTACACCTTTAAGTGAGACCAAAACTAAATAATTGGTCACGTCCCGTAAATAGTTATCTCTTCTTCTTTACCTTTTACATGGATCTTGCCTATTTCTGGGCAAGAATCTGGATCTTCTAATTGATCTCTCGTATATGACGATATAAGTGTTTTATACTCTTTATATTCATGACGTGCTGCCGTCGCCTCTAAACGTGCTGCAAGGTTTACAGCATCACCGATAACTGAGTAATCGAACCTTGATTCGCTTCCCATATTGCCCACAATACAATCGCCGGTGTTAATGCCAGTACCGACGTTAATGTCGGGTAATCCTCTTTCTTTATATACTTCTTTAAGTTCATTTGTTTTGGCCTCTATTTCTCTTGCTGATTTAACTGCCATGTCGGCATGATTAGGACAATCCAATGGTGCGTTCCAAAAGGCCATAATACAATCACCCATGTACTTATCGATTGTACCACCATTTGCTAATATAATCTTTGTCATGGCATCAAGGAACTCATTAACCAATTCAACCAATCCTTCTGGATCATCGTTATTTTTATAATGTTCTGATATGGGGGTGAAGCCACATATGTCCATAAACAAGAACGTCATCTCCTTGCGATCACCACCAAGCTTTAATAGCGATGGATCCTTCTGTAATGCATTCACCATATCAGGCGATAGGTATGTACCAAACTGCTTCTTGATCTGTTGTCTTAATACAAACTGTTTATAAAAGTTATTAAAAGAAGCACTCATAAATGTTATTATAAATAATACTATAGAACAGAGTGGTGATAATAATATACTATTCTCTGTCCATATATACCAATAACCATAAGTTAATGATGATGTGAGAACAACAAATAATGAACCAGAAAACCATACCGGACTATAATATACCGCAAGTAAAAGAAGTACAGCTCCAACTGCCATTCCCACAATCTCCAGAAGATCCGCCCACACGGGACGACGAAGAGTTTCTTGCGCCATTAAGGTGGAAATTGAAGCAGCTTGCAATTGATGAGCAGAACGCAATCCAGTTGAAGTTGGAATCTGAGCAGCTAGACCTTTGGCCGTCAGACCCACCAGAACAGTACGACCTTGCAGATCAGGTAGCGACACATTGGACACGTACTCTATTTCCGTAAACTTATAATTAGGATTGATCCACATAGAACCATTAGCATCTGTTGGTATTCTGAATGGTCTTAATATAATCTCTTCAATACCTATTTCATTTACCTTTACAGTATATGATGGTTTGCCGTTCATGACTCTTATTGTTTCAAGTGCTAATGATGGATATAACTGATCATTTATCTGAGAGATCAAAGGTATTCTTCGT